CTTTAATTTTTCCAACCATTTCTGGAACCATCACTGCTTCTGGAGGCGTAACGATTTTTGCCAGTGGCGCATCGATGGGCTTCTTTGGCGCATCGCCCGTCGTCTGTCCATCTGGCATCTCCATTCCTAGTGGCGGTTCTTCCACTGCTGAAGTATTGACGGCCCTAAGCGGCGTCATTCTTGCCTTGCAAAATCTTGGCCTTATTCGTGCATAATTATGGGACAAATCATTGCCAACAACGAACAGTTTGAAACTCACATTCAAGCTGATTGGCGCGGACAACTTTTGCAAACTGGGCCAGACAGTGGCGTTGTAGATGCATTTGGCAGGGCTCGCACCAGTTCTCCTTATACGCTGTTTGATAGCACAATGCGCTATGACAAACGGCCTGATCAATGGTTTGACAAAATTGTTGGTAGTGGTACATCCACGTTTTTAACCAATCAAAGCAGCGTGGCAATGGCCACCACCACTGCTTCTGGCGACACTGTTTTGCGCCGGACAAAACAAAATTTTCCTTACCAAGCAGGGAAAAGCATGATGATGCTACAGAGCTTTGTTGGCTCCACTCCCACTGCTGGTTTAATTCAAGAAGTGGGGCTGTTTAACGATGATAATGGCGTGATGTTTAGGGCTAGCGGAACGACGTTGCAATTTGTTGTTAGAAGCTATGCTACTGGCAGTATTGTGGAGGACGTTGTAGATCAAGCTGATTGGAATTTAAATACGCTTCTCGATTTAGATATTCCTAAGGCTCAAATTTTTGTTACTGATATTGAATGGTTAGGAGTTGGGCGAGTAAGAGCTGGGTTTGTTATTAACGGAGAAATTATTTATTGCCACGAATTCAACCATTACAACACTCTTGCTTCCGTCTATATGACAACGGCTATTTTGCCATTGTCCTATCGTATTCATAATGCATCAGCTCAAGCGTCTGGACGAACGCTAAAACAAATTTGCTGCAGTGTATTAAGCGAAGGTGGCTATGAGCCTGATGGTGCCATTTATTCAATTAATTACGACTTAAGCGCAGTTCCAAATACGTCTGGAGAGCGCGTTACTGCCGGCATTCGCATGGCTAGTGGTCGCACTGGTAATGTAATTTTGCCCGTGAGGATTTCAACTACCACTGCATCCAGTGATGTTATTTTATGGAGACTGCGGCTCAATCCCACTATTAGTGGTGCGACGTGGCAGGCTGCAGTGAATGGCCGTGGCAATGTAGAAACAATTGCCAGTGGCACTGCTTCTGGCGGCACCATTGTTGATGCTGGTTTTGTCTCGCAAGGCGCTGCTAATAATTATGCAGTGGCAGAAGCCATTCGTTTATCGTTAGGGCAAAATGCATCAGGCGAAAGCGACATTCTTGTGTTGACAGTAGATAGCGCCGCAAGCTCTAAAGCACTTGGCATGATTGGCTGGGTGGAAGTGGTTTAATTTGCTTACAATGAAAGAAAAGGCGTTTTGAAATGATTGTTCCCGGCAAGCACGATATTACAATCTATCAAGGCGCCACTTTTGAGCTGCAGGTGCAATACAAAGATAATGCTGGCACGCCTGTCAACATGAGTGGATATACAATTGCTTCCAAATTGTATGATCGCCTTGGCATTAATAAACTTGCAGATTTTGCAGTGTCTTATGTGAGCCAGGCTAGTGGCATTTTTAAAATTCGTCTAGCAGCTTCCGGAACAAGCGGCATCACTGAACAAGGCCAATATGACGTTTTAATTACTGAGCCCAGCAATGATGCTTATTATATTTTGGAAGGCAATGCATATTTAAATCCTGGACTGAGCTATAAATGACAGTCATTGTTCAAGAAAGCAATAGCACTGTTGATGTGACGGAAGAAAACGCTTCCGTTGTCATCGTTAATCAAGCTGGCAATGAGATAGTTGTTACGGCAAATAACGCCCCAATTGTTGCCATTGGAGCATCGTCTTCTGTTGAATTAGATTTCTTTGGCAATGGTCCTCAAGGCGTGCCTGGCCCTGGAATCATTCCCAGTGGAACCACTGGGCAAGTATTGGCAAAAACAAGCAATGCAAATTATGACACGCAATGGAAAACGCTAAATATTTCTGATTTGGCTGATGTCAACGTGAACGCTAAAACTAACGGTAGCGTGCTTGTTTATGATGGAAATAGTCAACAGTTTGTTGCCAATTCTTCTTTCACTTCATTGTCTTTAACGGACGGGGGTAATTACTAATGGCGAATACCATTCGCATTAAGAGGCGTGCAAGTGGTGCCGCTGGTGCCCCCACGAGCCTGGCAAATGCCGAACTTGCTTTTAATGAAGTTGATGACGTTCTTTATTACGGCAAAGGCACTGGCGGAGCAGGAGGTACTGCCACTACTGTTGAGGCGATTGGTGGAAGCGGAGCGTTTGTCACCCTAACTGGCAGCCAAACTATTAGTGGCAATAAAACTTTTACTGGCACTGTTTCGTTTTCTGCTGTTAGCGGACTAACCACGATTGGTGATGCCACGATTGGCGGTAATCTTACTGTTAATGGCACAACCACTCACGTTAATAGCACCACTGTCACTGTTGATGATAAAAATATTGAACTTGGCAGCATTGCAAGTCCTAGTGATACCACTGCTGATGGTGGCGGCATCACCCTCAAAGGCGCTACGGACAAAACTTTTAATTGGTCTAATGCCACTGATGCATGGACTAGTAGTGAGCATTTAGACCTTGCCAATGGCAAAGCCTTTTATATCAATGCCACGCAAGTATTAAGCGCCACTGCCTTGGGCGCGGGCGTGGTTTCGTCAAGCCTTACTAGCGTTGGCACGATTAGTGGTGGCACGTGGCAAGGCACGGCTGTTGCGATAACTTATGGCGGCACTGGTGCTGCCACTGCTTCCGGAGCCCGCACCAATCTCGGACTGGCCATTGGCACGGATGTGCAAGCCTATGACGCCGACCTTGCAGCATTAGCCGGCGTCACGTCTGCTGCTGATAAGGTGCCCTATTTCACCGGCACTGCCACGGCTGACGTGACTACGCTCACCAGCTTTGGCCGTAGTCTCATTGATGATGCTGACGCTGCTGCTGCCCGCACGACGCTTGGTCTTGGCACCATGTCCACACAGAATGCCAATAATGTGAGCATCACTGGCGGCAGCATTGATGGCATAGAGATTGATGGTGGTTCGTATTAGGGCTAAGATGACGGCAAACGCTTTCTTTCCATGGACCCTGAACTGTGGCCTGACAAATGGTACGAGCAAAAAATTGAAATGATCTCTGAAGCTCTTCAGGAGCTTCTTACTGATGGCGATGCAGCCAAGGCCAAGCAAGGGCTGATTGATTCCATTGCTTCGTGGACCAGTTATCACGAAGAGGAACTGGCCAAATGGAACCGGCTTAAAGCTCTTCTGGGTCTTTGAGCTGGTAAGTGATGCGAAGCTCTCCTCCGAGGGCCTTCACAGCCTCGCTGGCATCCGCTGGCGGGGCTTTCTCAATCATGACAGACGGAACAATGGCATTAGGCAAGGGCGTGACAATGGCATCAGGAAAAAGTTTTTTAGCTTGATCAGCTAAAGCATTGGTTTTTGTTTCCCTTTCTTCCTTTTCCCATTGCTTTACTAATACTGCCGCTTGTTCATCTACTTTCTCCATGACAATTTTGGTTTTCCACTCTGCCCAATCTGGCCGGCAATAAGCCATGAGCATTTTGAACCATGGTTGAAAAGCAAGAGAGGGCCGTTTTGTAACGGCCCACAGTCCTGCTTCATAGCACAAAGCATTAAACCAGCTTTGGCCGCTCATCCTTCTTGGAAAACACTGGCAAAGACGGTGCCAGCTTTAGTGAGAGGCAGAATGCGATCACGAAGATCAATATTATGACAGCGCACGCAACCATGCGTTGGGAAAAGAGGTTGCTTGGGTGCCCATGCGCCAGGCCAGCCGCATGCACTGCCGCCCCCATGAATCATCAGACCGGCGCGGCCAATGCCAGTTTCTTGCCCTTCTAAATCAATTAAATCAAAACTATACCAACCATAGGCCATAAGAGTGCGATCATAGGCGGGCTTATCTTTCTTGCTTTCATAGTCTTTGTAAATGGCACCAATTTTATAAACGCCAGGCGGCGTGTCAGAATTTTGCAGCTTAAATTCATTGTCAGAATATTGCCCGCGAGCAAGACAAGGAATTTCCCATAAAAATTCGCCTTCAAAATTAAAGGCTTTCATTGTTTCACTTATGTCATTAACAATGAGATGGGAATCTCCCTTTTTAAAACCAAATTGTTGAGGCTTTTTCTTAGGGCCAATCATGATAATTTGCGTGGATTCAGGAGCATATTCCTTCATCAGCTTAGACAGTTTTATTGGATAGTCAGGATCCGTGGCATAG